GGATGTATTTCCTGCCGAGGGCTCGGATCTTTCCAATGTTTCCCATTGATTCGGAATGCGCAGTTGGTGTGAATGCAATGGGTCCTGAGTGGGACATTTTAGCCAAACATATGCGAAAGTTTGGAGAAGATAGGATCTTGGCTGGGGACTACAGCAAATATGATCTCCGCATGCCTGCATCTCTCATCATTGCCGCTTTCAAAGTTCTGATCAGAGTTGGAGAGGAATGCGGTCAATACACCTCTGATGATATTATGATTATGCGAGGTATCTGTACTGAGATTGCATTTTCTTGCGTTGCGTATAATGGTGATATTATTATTCACAGAGGATCAAATCCTTCTGGACAGAATCTCACCGTGTATGTCAACTGCATTGTCAATTCTCTTTTGCTTCGATGTGCTTATTATCATATGTATCCCGCTGAGGAAGGAAACCCTGAACCATTTCGTCGTAATTGTGCTGTGATGACTTATGGTGATGACGTGAAGGGTTCAGTTCGAAAGGGATGCGACTGGTTCAATCACATTTCCTATGCTGATTTCCTTGCTAGGCGTGGAATGGTCTTTACCATGCCTGACAAAGAATCAGAGCCCACTCCTTACATGAATGATAATGACGCAGATTTTCTGAAGCGCCACAATTTGTTCAGTGAGGACACTGGATTCATCCATGGTGTGTTGGATGAAGCATCCATTTTCAAATCTTTACACACCGTATTGAAGTCTAAGTCTGTTTCAGCTTATGATCAATCTGCCAGCAATATTGATGGAGCACTTCGTGAATGGTGGCAATATGGTCGTGACATGTATGAAAAGCGTCGTGCTCAGATGACACGTGTTGCTCAACGTGCTGGCATTTCTCATATGTGCAATGAGTTGGAAAGGACTTATGATGATCGCCTTGCAATGTTTAAGGAGAAATACGAATCTGCTTAGATATTGCATCTGGTCCTGGGATGACATTAAACTCATCCAAACTCCGGAACCATCCGTAGTATAAGTTTAAAATGGTTGTGTTGTATTGGATACCATATGTGTTGAATTTTTGATGTTATTTTGTATATATATAGGCTTGCATCACATAGACATTCTCCCAGTGGGAATACCTGTTTTTACAGGAGGTCTCGTCAACCACACAAATATCATGCGGAAAGTGCTTTGAGTAGAGCACTTATCCTAAGTTCATAAAATTACTTACTACACTTAATACTAATACCAAAATTGAAGCGGAAGGAGGCTCCGCATACCAAGTCTCCAAAACCTCTCGCGATTCGAAGGCGCAGACAGTCAACTTTGTCGATGGCGATACGCCTTGGTCGTATGATATTGTCGCAACTCCTGACGCGACGACCAAGCTCTCTGGATTCTCTGATGCCGAGCTCGGTGACTTCCTTAGCCGACCTATCAAGATCAAGGAATATCAGTGGACGCCTGGATCTTCTTTGTCAGTTACGCGTTTCAGTCCGTGGACGGAATTTTTTAGTAATGCTGATGTTCTTGATAAAATTAATCGTTATCGTAACTTGCGCTGTAATTTGCGCCTAAAAGTTCTCGTTAACGGAAACAGTTTTTATTATGGACGTGCATTGCTGACATACAATCCGTACATTGCCAATGATCAAGTGACTGTCAATCGTGCATTTATTGCTCAAGATTTGATTCAAGCGTCTCAGAAGCCACATTTGTTGTTAGATCCTACGACCTCACAAGGTGGTGAGATGTTGCTGCCATTTATTTGGCCTGAGAATTATTTGGACATCACAAAGGCAGGATGGGAAGACAATATGGGAGAGATCGATATTCATGATTTTGATGTGCTCCAACATGCAAATGGAGGAACTGATCCCATTTCAGTTACTATATTTTGTTGGGCAGAAAATCTCACATTGTCGGTTCCCACCACCAATCAGGCTCAATCCAAGGTTGAGATACCAGATTTGGATGAATATGGTTTCCCAAAATACAAGTGTGTTGGGAAACCACCTCTACATCCGAATTCTCAATTCTTAACTAAGGACAAGAGATGTGACACTATCTCATCTGGACTAAGTTCTCTTCCTGAAAAGAGTAGGTACAGTGAGCAGGGTCACATCACAGATGCCGAATTGGATGAATTTGGTTTTCCCTTGTCTTACCATGAGCAAGCTGGTAGCAAAGGCAAGTCCAAAGCTCCTATGAAGGCCAACAATTATTCTCGAAATGATGAGTTTGAGAAGGATGGTCTGATTAGTAAACCTGCTTCTGCTATTGCTAAAGCAGCTGACGCTTTGTCCATGATTCCTGTATTGGCACCATATGCCAAGGCTACTTCCATGGTATCCACACGCATTGGTGACATTGCAAAGTTGTTCGGATACTCAAGACCGCAAATCTTGGATGACTGTAAACCTTTTTTCCACGGTATTTGGGAAATCTATCAAATTCTGATGCCCCAGAACCTCTGGTGAAATTGTCTCTGGATTCTAAAAATGAGTTGTCTATTGATACCCGTGTGATGGGATTAGGTGGTGAAGATGAACTAACCATAAATTCTATCTGTCAAAGATGGTCATATTGGCGTTCATTTGATTGGCCAGAAACTGCGGTGACTGACACCATGCTTACATCTATGGTTGTGGCCCCACTGTACGGTGATACTGTTGTTGCTGCACCGGTTACGGAAATTCACAGTACAGCTTTAGCGTTTGGTGCAACACCATTTGATGCTTGGCAAGGGACTATCAAGTTCAGATTCAATGTCGTTTGCTCAGAATATCATCGAGGTCGTATCAGAATTGTTTACAATCCTGTTACTAGTCCTGCTGGTGCTATTCCCTTCAATCAAACCTATTCTACAGTTATTGACATTTCTGAGAATAGGGATTTTGAATATGAAGTGAAATGGGCAGATATTCGTGCTTGGGCAAAGAATGTGGGAATTGGTGCAATCCCTTCAGCCACGTTGTATGATGATGTCAATCCAGTTGTTGTTGGTGGTACTACGGATAATGGTTCGATTTCAGTGTATGTTGTGAACGAACTTGCTACACCGTCAACCACTGCTGCAGATGTTAAGATTCAGGTATGGGTTGCCGCTGGAGATGATTTTGCAGTGTCCGTTCCTACTACCAAAAATCTTGCTTTACTTTCTGTACATCAACAGCAATCTGAGGAAGCACCTGACGCCTTGGCTACCACTATGGATAATTCTAATTCTCCCACATGTTCTGATGAAATTCCTACCTTTGCAGCTGGTGAAGGTATTAAGGAAGACAATCAGTATTTGGTTTATCAGGGAGAGAGGATTGTGTCATTTCGCGAACTGTTGAGACGTTATCAGTATTTCAATTCATATTGGCCTGCTGATGAAGGTACTTCGACGGTGATGCGTATGGTGAGTTACAATCTTCAAGATTTCCCATACTACCGAGGATGGGAACCTGGTGGTGAGGATGCAGGTATAGATTCTACTGCAGGAACATCAGCCTATAATTTCTGTACTATGACGCTAATCAATTATCTAACGCCTGCATTTGCATGTAGGCGTGGAGGAATGAGGCATAAGTACGTATTGAATCAACTGGGTGCATCAGCACGTGCTGTGTCTATGGGCGTTTCTCGACATAATCTTATTGGTTCCTCAAATTTCATTTCGACACATCCTATTGACAATGCTCTACTAGGAGATAGGAGAAAAGAAATTCAGGAAACTGAGAAGAATAGTTTGGGAGGAAGTCATGCAACAGCATGTCTAGTGCAACCTGTACTTGAATTTGAAACACCGTACTATACCTATGGTCAGCGTTTTGAACCAGGTCGACAAACCAACCGTTATGCAGCTTTCTTACCACATGCTCATGATTTGCACGTGGATGTTCCCGAGAATACTGCCAGCGCAGATTATAGGATCGATCGATATGTTTCAGTGGCGGAAGATTTCCAGTTAGGTTTATTTACTGGAGCTCCCATTGTTTACAATTATTTGGATCCTACTGCAGCTTAGAGAATCGATGGGTCAGATTCATAAACTGTTACATAATTCATATATAAAAGTCTTATCTGAAGACTTTAAATTCAGATCGCAAGAGTCTCTAGACAATGAGACAGAATACTCTTCGGCGACCGAAGGGGGGCGTGGAATTGCTCGTTCCATACCTAGGCGAGATGCTTACGCGTCTTACATTTGTGTTACTTTGTAACTCATGGTTTTATATACTAAACCCTTGTAAGATGTTCGCATCTTGCTTGGGTATAGGATTTTTACATGGGTCGCAAGTTTCTACAGTGTATGCCTGAAGTAGTATATCACTTTCTAACTGCTTTTATGTGGTTAACCAATCCACGCGTTGGTTAGATAGTGTTTGGGTCGCTTACGC